TCGTCGAGTGCCAGATGATCGATAACCCCAACGACTTCGGGTACATTATTCGGGGTTTGATGGTGTTCGGTTACGAGGTCATCGGGCCGAAGTACGTCGGCACCGCAGTGGTCGCCAAGGGCTGATGGGTATAGGATGGGGTGCGTGAGCACCCTGTCCGCCCCGCAAACACAGGAGCAAGGTCATGAAGACGAGCAACCCCTACGGCGCCAACTTCCCGGTCAAGGTGCCGCCCGAGACGATCCAGAAGGAGATGTCGCAGGCGAGCAGCAAGGCCAAGGCGCGCTACCCGCACACGCCGCTGGGCCCGTCCCAGAAGAACGGCGAGGCGGGCAAGATGAAGCGCCCGGCGTACACGCCCGGCACTTCGCCCGCGGACTCCTGATCGGAGCTCGCGTCCCACAACCGGCGCCCTGGTGGCGCCGGTTTCTACATTGATCACCCCGGAGAGACCCGATGATCACCGACGCACAAGAAGCCGCGATCGCCGCGCGCCGCGCGCAAACCCTGCAGGACAAGCGCCACCCCTTTCTCATCCATGTCGACGACGGTCGGCTGATGCCGAACGTGCCGCGCCTGCGCGGGCACCCCAAGTACCGCGTCTTCACCGGCTCGCCGAAGGCGACCCCGGAAGAGCGCATGGCTTGGCTGCGGTCAATGGGCAACGGTGCACCACTGCCGGCCGACAACGAGCCCTTCGACATCGGCACCGCCTCGGTGGCCGAGATGATCGCTTTCGCCGCGTCGGAGTACGACGTCACGCTGGACTCGTCGTTGCACCACAACAAGATGCGCGCCGAACTGCGCCGCCTGGCGGCCGAGGCGGGCAATCTGGCATGAGGTGACCCATGGCCGTGTCCGTCGAGACCGTCATCAACAACGTGGCGCGCACGCTGCTGGACACGGCTTTCCGCACATGGTCGCGTGCCGAGCACGTGGCCAACCTCAACATCGCGCAACGGCTGATCTGCGGTGACTACAAGCTCGACGCCTACCCCAAGCGTGAGTTCGTCACGCTGGTGGCCGGCATCGCGCAGGACATCCCCGCCGAGGGCACCGCGCTGATCGACATCACCGACAACGAGGTGTCGCAGCGCAGCGTGACCCAGACGGATCTTGCAATCCTGCAAGAAGAGAACCGCTTCTGGCCGCGCGGCACGCAGCAGACCGAGGTGGAGAATTTCGCCGCCGACCCGCGCACGCCGCGCAAGTTTTTCGTGTTCCCTCCGAACGACGGCTCGGGCAGCGTGCGCATCACCTACGGCGCGATCCCGCCCGAGGTGACCGGCTCCAGCGGCGAGACGATCTCGCTGTCCGACGCCTACCAGTATTCCATCGAGCGCATCATGCTCTCGCTGGCCTTCGCCAAGAACTCGGTGCGCCAGGATCTGAGCAAGTCGCAGGCCTTCATGAACGAAGCTCGGCTCGCGCTCGGGCTCAAGTCGCAAGGCCAGGTGGCCGTGGCGCCCAAGACGGCTCAATCTCCGGGGGTGGCATGACGACCTTCGTCAACGTCTTCGATCAGCTGGCCGCGATCGCGCTGGTCGTGCGCAAAGCGCCCAGCACGCTGCTGCGCCGCGCCTACGTCAAGGCGTACCGCGACTGGTGCGCCGAAACGCGCTGGCTGCGCGACACGATCCCCGGGCAAACCGTGGCCAACACCATGGTCTACGACCTGGGCAGCGACCCGTATCTGGAGATCATCAGCGTGCGCGCTGCGTCGTGCACGCCGCTGCAAGGCGCCGGCATCTCAACGCCGCGCACGCTGCCGCTGCAGCCGCAGGACTCCAGCCTGTGGGATCCCAACGCGCAGGCCAGCCGGCCGCAACGCTACTGCTACATCCCCGAGGGCCAGATCGCGTTCTACCCGACGCCGGATGCGGTCTACAACATGCTTGTCACCGTCGCGCTGCAGCCGAAGGACGGCGTGGCGCAGGTGCCCTCGGAGCCGCTCAAGAAGTACAGCACGGGCATCGAGGCGGGCGCGCTCATGCACCTGCTGCGCATCCCCGGGCAACCGTGGAGCGACCCGAAGATGGCCGAGAAGTACGAGGCCATCTGGAACTCTTGCGTCAGCAACGGCAAGGCCGACGTGCAGCGAGCCTACAACGAAGGCTCGCAGCGCGCCCGACCGCGCCCCTTCTTGATGGGACGATGACATGGCCTTCGGTTTGACCCCCGCCGGCGCGGGCTTCCCGCCGCAAGCGCCCGACGCTTTTCCGAACTACATCCAGTTCCAGTACGAAGGCACGGATCTCGGCGCCGCCGATGCGGATACGGTGAACTTCCGCCGCGGGCTGCGTGCGTCGCGCGGCACCGGTGAGAGCTCGGGCGTCATCACGGTCGACGCCAACGTGTTCACCTGGCGCGAGGTCTTCGACAGCACTACGCTGGAAGCGGCTGACCTCGGTAACGGCATCAAGGCCAACATCAGCCTCAGCGCTGTCTCGGGCGTCATCACCGTGCCGTCCGACGCAACGCTCGGGCTGCTCGACGGTGATGGCGACGTGTCGGTGCTGATCATGCAGGCCGGCGCCGGCGCGGTCTCCGTGCAGGCAGGTGCGGGCGTGACGGTGAACGTGCGCAGCGCGCTCACGCTTGCGCTTGCGGGTCAGTACGCCGTGATCTCGCTGATTCACACCGGCACCGATGAGTGGGTGCTTTGCGGCGATCTGGCGAGCGCCTGATGCTGGTAGTGCATTCCGGGGCGCTGATGCCCCATCCGCCGCCCCCGCCGGATCCGCAGACGGTGCTGCTGATCCACCCCGACTCGGTGCTGGGCATCATCGATCAGAGTGCCTACGCGCATCCGCTGACCGTTTCCGTGGTCACGCACGACGGCACCAATCCTTCACCGAGCCAGAGCGAGTCGATGGCCAACGCCAGCACGAACAGTGGTGACGTGACGGCCAACTCGTCGATCGACTTCTCGCGCGCAGCCAACGAGCCGTTCACCATCGAGTTCTCCATCTGGATCGAGCCCGAGGTGGCCGCGCCCACGCAGATGTACTTCATGGGTTGGGACAGCGGCCACTACCACACCGCGACCGCGTTGGGTGGCAACCTGTTCCGTCTCACCTACACGGACGGTTCGAATCACCCCTACGGCGACATCGCCGGCGGCGAGTGGCACCAGCTGGCGATTGCCTACGACGGCAGCTACTTCCGCACCTTCCTCAACGGCGTGATGGTCGCCGAGGATGGTCCCGGCGCGGTGGCCATTGCCCTGCCTGGGGCGCAAGAGTTCGGCGTTTTCAAGCTGCCGCAGCGCGTGGATCTGGCACGTTTGGCCGGTCGGCTCGCCGAGGTGCGTCTGACCATGGGGCTGGCCCGGTACACGGCTAACTACACTCCGGCAACCACTCCGTTCCCGAATCCGTCAGCACCATGAAGGTCACGCTGAGCAACCCCCGAGGTGAGGTGCCGCGACTCGCGTCGCACCTGCTCCCCGACAACGCCGCACAGGCCGCGGTGGGGACTCGGCTGCTCACCGGCGACATCACGGCCTGGCAGCAGTTCTCCAGCGTCAAAACGCTGGCCACCGCGGCGCCGGTGCGCACGATCTACCTGCTGAAAGACAAGTGGTTGTCCTGGGGCGTCAACGTCGATGTGGCGCGCGGCATCGTGCCGGGCGACAACACCTACCGCATCTACCTGACAGCGCCGTCGCTGTACTCGCAGCCGCGGTGGACGAACTACAGCCTGGCGACCACGGGGTCGGAGCCCTATCCGGTGGCTACGCGGCCGTTGGGCGTGCCGAACCCTGACGCCGCTCCGACGCTGACAGTGGGTGTCGACACCACCGCGACCACGTTCTCGGTCGACATCACCGACAACGGTGATCAGTTGGCCACCTCGTGGACAATCTCGCCCGTCGTGCCCTTTACGGACTGACCCATGGCCTTCGAAAGTTCAGTCACCCAGGTGGCCGATCCCCTTGGCGGCTCGGGCACCGTCTATCAGCTGCGGTGGCGCGACACCACGGGCGGCGGCATCCCCACGTACCTGTCGCGCAACTTCGGCGTGGCCAGCGCTTCGGTGGTCGAGGCGACCTACGTGTGGGCATGCAACAGCGTAGCAGGCCGATCGCGGCTCGGTTTCGGCGTCATGCGCGACGGTGCCGGCATTGGGCCGGCGGTGATCGTCGAGAACACCGGCGGCTCGTGGCGTCTCGGTGCGGGTCTTGCCGGTTCGTGGGCCCAGTACGGCAGCCTGAACGGCTACACGACCGGGCTGGCGCTGGCGGCCGACACCTACTACAAGATGCACATCAAGGTGGTGCCGAACAGCGACGGTTCGGCATCCATCACGGCCACGGTAAGCACGCTCGGCGACACGGTGCTCGGCACCTACACGACGACGGTCAACACCACGCTCGGCGACTACTGCGGTGCCTACAGCACGTTCGATCAACTGGGCGGCGCTTCGCTGGCGTACATCCGCAGCGTTCGCGTGCAAGCCAGCGGCTCGACCGGCTACACGCCGGCCAACCTGGCGACCAGCTACGTCTACACCTTCGTCAACGACATCGGCGAAGAGAGCGCGCCGTCGCCGGCCAGCGCGACCATCCTGCGGCCGGATGGCTTGGCCGTCACGGTGACGACGCCGGTTGCGGTGCCCTCGGGCGTCTCTAGCGACTACAACATCACCACCAAGCGCATCTACCGCGCGGCGAGCGGCAACACCGGCACGCAGTTCCTGTTCGTCGCGGAGATCGCGCTGGCCACGGCCACCTACGACGACACGCTGACCGACGCGCAACTCGGCGAAGTGCTGGAGAGCACGGGCTGGGATCTGCCGCCTGACGATCTGGAAGGCATTCTTGCGTTGCCGAACGGGATCATGGTCGGCTTCCGCCGCAACCAACTGTGCCTGTCGGCGCAGAACCGACCGCATGCGTGGCCGCCGCTGTACCGACTGAACACCGACACCGACATCGTGGGCATTGCGAACGTCGACACGACGGTGGTGATCGGCACCAAGAGCTTCATCTACGTGGCCACCGGCAACGACCCGGCGGTCTACAGCATGAGCAAGTTCGAAGTGCCCTACGCCGCGGTGGCCAAGGCCTCGTTCGCCTATCTCACCGGTGTCGGTGTTGTGTTCGCCGGCACGGACGGTCTGATGGCCGTCACCGGTGTGGGCCAGGCACGCAACCTGACCGACGCGGTGTTCACGCTGCGGCAGTGGAAGGATCTCGATCCGACCACGATCCGCGCCGTGCAGCACAACGACATCTACTGGCTCTTTGCGCGCCCGCCGGAGCAAGGTGGCAGCGGCACGCCGGGGCAGACCTACAAGGCCTACGCGCTCGACATGAAGGCCAACGGGTTCGGTGTGGCCGAGATGCCGTTCCACGCCAGCGCCGTGCATGTCGACCCGGTGACCGACACGATGTACCTCGTGCTCGACAACATCAACGAACCCGACGATCCCTCGCTGCCGATTCCGCCGACGACCCCGGCTGGCATCGCCGCGGGCAACGTGATCTCCGCGTTCGAAGGCGACAGCACGCAGCAGATGACGTACCGCTGGAAGGGCAAGCTGTGGCTGCTGCCGGCGCCCGCCGCGATGATGTTCGCTCGCGTGCGCGCCGATGACTACGACAACATCCTGCTGCGCGTCTACGGCGACGGTGTGCAGGTGGATGAGGTCGTGGTCACCGGCGAAGAAGAGTTCACGCTGGCCGAGACCGATGCGTACCGCAAGCTGGAGATCGAGGTGCTAGGCACGTCCACCATTCGCGAGATCCAACTCGCAGAGGACGTGCGGGAGTTGGGCTGATGACCACCGCTCTCGGCTCTCCCGCGATCGGCACGGTTCGCGCGCTGGAGGTGCGCGAGATCAACGGCGTAATGGCGGCGGTGCGGCAGCGCATCGAGGCGCTGGAGCGTCTCACCACGCTGCTGCAGAACACTGCAGCCGGGCCAAACGCAGCGAACGACATCCAAACGCTCAAGGTTCAACTTGCTCAGCTACAGCTGGTGGTGAACTCGCTGAGCTCGGGCAGCACCAGCGCGTCGCCCACGCAAACCTTCCGAGCCTCGGCCGCCGTGCGCGCAGGCTACCCGGTCTACGGTAGCGGAGACGGCACTTGCGCCGAGGCCAACCCCAACGACAGCGCCACGATCTACAACATCTTGGGCGTGGCGCGCGCTGCCGCCACCTCCGGCAGCAACGTGCTGGTGCAGCGCGAAGGTGTCGTCACGATCACCGGCGCGGCGTTCACACCGTTCGAACCGGTGTTCCTGGGCATCGAAGGCCTGACGACCTGGCCCGACTACACCAACGTGGCCGTGCCGGTCGGCATCGCGCTGTCGTCGACCACGCTCTACATCAAGCCAGGCTTCCCGGCCCTGCAATATCTGGGCGTCTACTCGGGCGCCGAGCAGCTGATGCCGGTCACGTACCGGTTGCTGGCCGAGGCGCTGCTGCCGCTGACCAACTTGCTGCAGTCGGCCGATGGCTTCGTCTATCTCAGCAGTGGCCAGCTGATTACGCTTGCAAGCGGTGGCGGCGGTGGCGGTGGCAGCGGCTACGTCAACGATGGCGACTACGTGGACATCGTGGTCAGCTTCGGTGGCACGGTGTGGGCGATCAAGGATGGCCAGGTCACGCTCGCGAAGATGGCGACGCTGCCGGCCGAGACGTTGATCGGCAACGCCAATCTGAGCGGCGCGGCAACGCCGCAAGCGTTGACGCCTGCGCAGGTGAAGTCGATGCTCAACATCGACTCTTCGGACATCGCCGATTTTGTCGAGACCGTGCTCGCGCTAATCTCGTCGTCGCTCGTGGCGGGCACCAACATCACGATCTCGCCGAACAGCGCCGGGCAACTGGTGATCTCCAGTAGCGGAAGCGCAGGAGGTGTCACCAGCTTCAACACGCGCACAGGCGCGGTCACGCTGAGCAGTGCCGATGTGACCGGCGCGCTCGGCTACGCCCCGAGCAAGTTCACGAACAGCAGCAGCGCGCCAGGCTCGCCGTCTGATGGCGACCGCTGGTTCGATCCCGACACCGGCATCCTGTACGTCTACATCAACGACGGCACCTCGTCGCAGTGGGTGGAGCTATGAGCATCGACTTCCCCACCTCGCCGGCCACCGGAGACAGCTACTCGTTCAACGGCCGCACCTGGCAGTGGAACGGTAGCGGCTGGGAGCGCATCGCGTGATCGACTTCCCGACCTCGCCGGCGCTGAATGACACGTACACCTACCTCGGGCGCACGTGGGTGTGGAACGGCTCGGGCTGGGAGCGCCAGGTCAACGCGGGGCAGACCGTCTCGGTGTTCATCAGCGTCGGCCCCATGGTGGAGCTCGTCATCACCGCCATTCCCTACACCGTGGGCGCCGCCTGGGGCTCGATCACTTACGTCTGAGGACGCACCATGTCAGCAACCCTCACTTGGGCCTCGTCGGGCCTTGTCACAAAGACCGGCACCACCGTCGCGGCTCTGATCGCCGACATCGTCACGCTGGTGAACAGCAAGAGCGGCGACTCCTCGTTCTACTGGCAAGTCGCCAGCTCGAACACCGCGAGCAGCCCGAACTACGTGGTGCTCAAGCGCAAGGACGGCAGCGCGGGCCGAATCCTGCTGGTGGTGTGGACGAGCGCGCCGGCCGGCAACAACGCGGCGATCCTCGACGGCGCGCCAACCACCAATTCGCTCTATGGCGCCTGGTTCCCGAGCGGCAACGTCGACACGCCCAGCAACCTGACGGCCAGCAGCGGCACGATCCTGGGTGACGACACCAACTGCGTGAAGGTGTGGGCCGCGATGGCCGCTGCCACCATCTACGCGGCCAGCATCCAGCCGTTCTACTTCGACAGCGCCGAGGCGATGTACTTCGGCTTCCAGAACCCGGTCAACACCACGGCCTATTTCGCCGGTGCGGGCTCGATCCTCGTCGATGGATCGGACAACGCCTACGACGGCGTGATCGGCACCGGCACGGGCGGCTCTCAGCTGGGCGCGTCGCCAGGCTCGACGCTCGCCTACAGCGCAACGGCCGTGCTGGCCAACAGCACAACGGCGTGCGTGCGGACCAACTACGGGTCCAGCAATCGCACCTATTTCCTGGCCTGGTATCCCAGCAGCGCGTGGGCCAACGTGGCCGTCAGCTCCACCGACATTCTGACCGTCACCGCCAGCAATCTCGCCTACTTCGTGCCGCTGCAGCTGCTCGGGCAGACCAAGGGCGAGGGCTTCATTCTCAAGCTGCGCCAAGTAGCCCTTGGGCCCGGCACTGTCGGGCCGCTGACGGCCTACAACACGACGGGGCCGGTGGTTGCTGCGCGGCAGTTCAACGCCGCGACCTCCGGCGCCAACGGCATGGTGTGGATGACCAACTTCAAGCTGTGATCAGCGGTACCGAGTTCTGCATCGAAGACCCGGTGTTCGTGGCGCACGCCAGCCGGGGGTTGCGACCGGGCGTGGCCAGCGCTTCCGAACTGGCCGAGATTGAGGCACAATGTGAAAAGGAAGAGGCCATCTGCGTCGCCTGTGACGACGGCATGATGGTGATCGACCTGAGACCAGGGCCGGAAGGGCTTGAGCTCTTCGTGTGGTTGGCGATCGCTTTCCGGCACGGAGCTTACGAGCGTCAAGACGCCGCGCTGCTTGCGATAGCACGCGATCTCGGTGCACAGACAATCGCCTTCGTTGCAAGGCGCAGAGGCTGGGCAAGGCGACTGGGGCCGGAATGGCACCGTCGCGGCAAAGACGAGTTCATGAGGCGCGTGACGTGAGCAAAGGTGGCAGCGAGGTCAAGGAAACAGCGCAGCAGCGCGCGATGACGGAGTTCGCAGTCAACCAGCTGCAGGACTACACGAAGCGCTGGCTGCCGCTGCAGAAGCGGCTCGCCGCTCAGACCATGGAGTCGGGCGCTGCGGGATCCGCCGCGCGCAAGTCAGCCGCCGGTCGCTCCAACGTCGACACGCAGATTGCCTTCGCCGGTGCGGGCAACGCACTGGAGAAGAAGCTTGCCGGCAGCGGCCGCAACCCGGCCACCGCACTGACCGGCCTGTCCGACAGCGCCGCCACCTCGCGCGGCATGGGCCAAGTGGCCGCCGACCAGAGCGTGGACGACGCCTACACCGAGACGCTCGCGGCGCTCGCCGCTACTGGCCGAGGCGAGCGCGCCGCCGTGGGCGACTCTCTGAGCCGCCAGGCCGGCATGAGCGGCCAGCAGGCCGAGATGGACGCTCAGACTGCGCTGGACAAGGAAACGGCAATCGGCCAAGTGGCAGGGCAGTTAGCCGGCTACGGTTTGCAAGCCGCGATGCGCCCACAAACGCCCGACACCATGAAAATTGATCCTAACGGCATAGGGATTCGCCCAGCCGCCAGCCCGGGGCTGCTGCCGACTGCAGGAGGACGGTGATTGTGGCAACAGGGATGTTCATCAACCCCTACGGGTTCAACCCCGGTTCCAAGACGTACGCAGCCGACACCTATGCCGCGATGACGCGGCAGCAGTGGGCAAACTACGTCAGCACGTTTGTGCCGCTGGAGAACCAGCTGATCAAGTACGCCACCGATCCGAGCGTGGTCAGCAACGCAATGTCCGAGGCCAGTCGCGATGTCAACGCGAGCTTTGATGCGCAAGCCGGGTCGTTCCAGCGCCGTCTGCGTGCGACCGGCGCCACGCTTGACGCCGATCAGCAAGCCACGCAGCAACGCAACACCGGCCTCAGCCGCGCGCTGGCTGACGTGAGCGCGCAGAACCTAGCGGCCTACACGACGCGGCAACGCCAGCAGTCGATTCTTGGGAACCCCGCCCCGATGGGAGGCATGTGATGGCACGCGGAGTTGGTGCAACGCTTCAATCCCTCGGTCAGTCGCAACAGCAAGAGGCCATGTCGGTGCTCGGAAACGCCGCCGACCAAGAAGCACGCCGCAACATGCAGAACGAGCAGATCCAGCAACAGAAGAAGGCCGGCAACGTGCAGCTTGGTTCAACCCTTGGGTCGCTGGGCGGTTTCTACGCAGGTTCGCAAATCGGCGCTGTGGGCGGCCCGATGGGCGCGCTGATTGGCGGCGCCGTTGGCGCAATCGCCGGCGGCCTTTTCGACTGAGGACTTGACGATGGCCCGCGTAGGACTTGGACCCGCCGCAGGACTCGCCGCCGGCTTGAACACCGGCTACGGGATGGCGCGCGACGCCTACCAAGACGAGCAGACCCAGAAACGGCAGGCTGTCGAGGATGTCTACCGCGCCCGCGCCGACGAGCGCGCGGACCAGGCCGCCAAGCGCGAGAACGAGCGCTTGGAACTCATGCGTTCGACCGAGCAACGGCAACAGCAACGGCTGGACGAGACCGAACGGCAGCAGCGATTGGCGCTGGCGACTACGGCGCTCAAGGAAAGCATCGCCGACCTTGAGGCGACGGCCAAGGCCCGGCAGTTGCAGAACATGCCGGTGGACCCGGAAGACGCAAAGCGCTACGGCAAGTTGCAGGCGCAATTGCGCGCCGCGCGGCAGGAGTCCATCAACCTATTCACGCGCGTGCAGGGCGGCCAGATGAGTCTGGACGACGTGCCACCGAAAGACCTGTACCTGCATTGGGTCCGCGCCACCGGCATGACGCTGCAAGAGATGGCGCAGATGCCGCAGCACATCAAGGACATCCAAGACGGGCTGCAGTACCGCAACGACGACTTGCAGATCAAGGGCATCAACGGCCTGCTGGGGCCGACGTACCTCAAGCGCGGTATTGGCGAGCCCAGCCCGTACGGCGGCACGATCACGAAAAAGGAAGTGGTGCGCTTGGTGCCGGCGCGCGACGCCAATGGCGTGGACCACCCGGACAAGGTGTACCCGATTCTGCGCGTCTACACCGACCAGATGGGTCCGGATGGCCAACCGCTGTACTACGACGCGGCGATGACGCGCGACGGTACGACAGCCGAGAATGACGAGATCGTGCCGATTAGCCTCAAGCGCGGGTTTGACTTCATGGGCAACATGGGCGTGCTGGCCGAGCTCATGAAGCGACCGGAGATTGCCAAGCGCTTGGAGCAGGGCGAGAAAGAGGGGGGTGCAGAGGCGCGCAAGTACCTTGAGGATTTGACGGCGCGGAGTCGTCCGACGAAGAAGGTTGTGACTCGCGAGCGGGTTGATCTCGGCGACAAGTATCTGGAACGCGAAGTTGACGAAACCGGCAAGATCCTGAGTGAAAAGGAACTGCGCAAGGGCGCAGCGCCGCGGCTGTTCGCACCCCCGCGCGCCGGCGGGGCCGGTGGTGCGGGTGAACCGACCCTCGACGACGATACCCTCACGTCGATGGCCGAGCAGTACCTCGCCGGCGACAAGTCCGTGTTCCAGAACTTGGGCCGCGGCGCGCAGGGTGCCGCCAACGTCGTGGCGCTGCGCCAGCGCGTGACGCAGGTCGCCAAGGAAGCGGGCATGACGCCCGACCAGATCGCGCTCGTGCAGAACGAGTTCCAAGGCATGGGCGCGGCGCAACGCGCGCTCGGCACGCGCTCGGCGAACTTCGGGCTGGCCGAGAAGGAAGCCTACTCCATGGCCGACCTCGTGATCGACGCCTCTTCGAAGGTGCCGCGCACGCAGTTCATGCCGATCAACAAGGCCATCATCGCCTACGAGAACAACACCGGCGACGCGCAATCGCGCCAGTTTGGCGCGGCGCTCAACTCGTTCATCCAGGCCTACGCCCGCGCGGTCAACCCGGTCGGCACGCCCACGGTCAGCGACAAGGATCACGCACGCGCCATGCTGTCGACCGCTGACAGCCACGAAGCCCTCATTGCGATCATTGAGCAACTCAAGCGCGAGATGGACGCGGCTGGCGCCGCGCCGGGCGCCGTGCAGAAACAGATCCGCGGCCGTCAGGCCGAGCTTTCGGAGCGCGTGCGCAACCGTCCGCGCGGTGGTGGCAGCCAGATGCCGACCTTCGGGTCGGAAGCTGACGCTGCCGCGGCGGCCAAGGCCGGCAAGATCA